TGTATTTCAATTTTACAAGAGCATGGTTTTGAAATTAGGGCAGAAAAAGTAAATCCAGGAACTAAATTAAGGATAAAATTAAAATGAGCAATATGATTAACTCTATTTTATTGGTGGATGATGAAGATTTATTCCACTTGGTATTTGAAGATGCTTGTAGTATCTTAGATATAACTCTATCGCTAGAAGCACTTAACTCTTCTGATGAAGCTGATAAACTGTTTAAAGAATGGTTTGCAGATGACCCAAACCATGAAAGACCCGAATGTGTATTCGTTGATTTGAATATCATAGGTTCTTCATTTGATGGAATTGAACTTATTAGAAAAATTAATTTCGATTATGGAAATGGATGTGTGATTGGTATTATCTCATCATCTGATGATACTCAAGAAATTGAAAAAGCTAAAGCAGCTGGTGCTCAATTTTGGATTATTAAATCGGATGATATTGAACCTAGACTTGAGGATTTTAGAAAAGATTATCAAGGATACGTTAATAAAACAAATTCATTCAAAGTTTATAAGTAAAATATTATGTTAAAGAAGTTACAAAACATTTTAACTTATTACGATTCAGAACCTACTGAGGTTCTGCAGGGTTTAATATGGTTTATATTTGCACCATTGGTATTGGAAGCAACATTCTTCCCTAACCTTTGGTATGTTGCTGTATTATCAATTATCATAGGATTTGGAACATTATATTCTGTGGTATACTCATCGTTGGAACGAAGAAAGTTATTTGGATTTTCATACGGAATATTATCTATTTCATTTGTAATTATTTTCTTTTGGAATTTTGGATTCGTTGGTAATCCAATGAATTGGGGTTGGTTTGTAATATCGATTTCAGCACTTAGTAACATTAGAAGAATTCAAAAAAAGATTGAGTCAAAAAATAAAGCTCATGAAAAAACGGAATTGGATAAAATGTATAGAGAGGATTTAGAAAGTACCATCAAATCCAAACAAAAAGAAAACTTTGATTTAAGATTAGATAATATTAGATTAAAGGATGAATTGGAAAAACTTAGATAATGATTCAAATTACAAAACATACGAGGGATTTACTTTTAAAAGCAGCCAAAGAAAAACGAATTTATATTGAGGGTAATTTTCTTAAATTATTAAAAGCAGATGATAGTGATACAGAATTCAAAAAATACTTAGAACTATGTAAAACTAAGGATTCAACTGCAAGAAGAAAAAGGTTATCAGTAACAAAGCAGGTTCAAAAACAAAACAAAGAATTGGTATCTAAGCAAGAAGAAACTGATAATTTAATGATTGAACTTCAAGACGCATTACAATCTGCTAAAGAATCCGAAGAAACTGCAAATCAATTGAGAGAAGAAGCAGAAAAGGGAATGGGAAAGGCATTAGATGATTTGGAACTAATACAAAAGAAAACTCAATTCGAATTAATCAGTACAATTGTAAGAGTAGCATTGGTTGTAATAATTGGTGTAGGTGTAATCACAACTTTAATGTATGGATTAGCACTAATGACTGGTTCAGATACTCAAATCATAGGTTCTACTTGGAGTAATATGTTTGGTATTCTCCTAACTAACGCATTCTCAATTGTAGGTACAATTATGGGTGTTAAGTACGCAACTGAGAAGGAATAGTTATGATTAATCAGATAGAAGAAAAGTTTGGTGTATACACTTATTACGATGTTCTTTCTTTACCATTTGATAGAAATATTAATTATCCTAACGAAATACAATCTAAAGTAGATTTTTTAGAATTAAAACCTAAAACACAAAAAGCAATACTTCAATTACCAATTGTACAATTTACTGGTGATTTTAAAGCAGGTGGATTGAATAAAAAGCAAAGGTTGTATTTGATGAGTAAGATGGATGATGTATATTTTATAGATACACGCTTCACTAACTATGCTAATTGTGTAACCCAACTTTTAAACATACCTGATTTAAGTAACAAAGCGTTAGTTACACGAACCGATGAGCATAGAAAGATAAAAAGAATCGGTAAAACTGAAAGATATAGTGTAATTTATAAAGATGTAAACTATATCATAGAAATCACAGATGAAACCGATGGTACATTTACAAGTATTGAATATGATAATAAACTTGTAATGGATTATATGTTAGAAAAGGATATATTGGAGTTCTTCAATAACAACAAATAAATCACTTTTTAGTTTATTGATATTTATATATTGAACGCAATATAAGTATTAATATGTCAAACGATTTCGAATTATTTCCCGGTAAAAGTTTAAGTGGACTCTTCGAAGATATCTACAATAACCAAATTAATAAAAAAAGGCACATATCTGAGGTGATAGCTGAACTAAGGAAGTTAGTTCGTAATCCCAATGATATGAGGTACATAGGACCACTTATTAAAGATTTAATTGATACATCCGTTAGAAACGATGAATCATTAATTAAACTTGCAACTATTGCACAACGAATTATGATTGCTGGTACTAAGAGTGAAGGGGAAGCTGGGTTCTTATCCGAAGCAGAGAGAGAACAACTACTTTCACAAATAGATGAAGTTCAAATGGAAGTTGAACGAATGGATGATATACAAAGTGAAATTGAAGAAGTAAAGCAAAAATTGGAAAAGTAAAATGGGATTAGGTAACGCAAGGAATCAAAGCATACAATCAAACCAAAACAAAAGACACTTTAAAAAAGGTGATAAGAGGTCTGGTGTTGTCTATGAAGTAATATTGGATGAAGAAAACCCAATTATACCAGAAGTAGAAGTTGATAATCCTACTACTCGTTTAGTGGGTGCTATTAGATTTAGATTAACAACAGATACATCCGCTAATACTGGAAAACTACAAACCGCATACCCTAAAAATTTAAATTTTAAATCACTACCACTTAAAAATGAAATTGTAACCATAACAACTGGTGCAACTGGTAACTTCTTTTATGAACGAAGTGGGACTGAACTGACTCCAAATAATAATGCAGATGCTACTACAATTAAGACTACATTTGGTACCGATGATAAGGCTAAGACAAAATCAAGCTCAACATATCAGAGTGTAAGTTCTACTGGTATAGCTAGAAGTACTAATGATGACAGTAACGATTATGATGGATACGGTGATTATTTTGAAACCGATGAGTTCGTACATAAGTTAAAATTATATGAAGGTGATTCTTATATAGAAAGTAGATTTGGTCAATCGATACGATTTAGTGGATACAATAATCCAGAAAATGAATTGAATCCAACTATAACAATTAGAAATGGTGAAAACGCTGAATCTAAACAAAACGATGAATCATTCACAACAACCGAAGATATAAATAAAGATGGTAACATAATATTTTTAGGTAGTGGTGATAGGTTATTAGAATATGTATTACCAACTGAAGTTGCAGTTCAATCGTTTTTTAATTATCCAAATGAACTAAAAGGAAATCAAATATTATTAAACTCGGATAGAATAATAATTTCAGCCAAAACTCAGGAAATGATATTTTCGAGTAAGGGTAATGTTGGGTTTATGACAGATAATCAATTTTCAATTGATACAATGTTGGGTATTAATATTACAAGTGAGGATAATATTGAAATAGATACAACCGCAGAAGATACTGATATAAAATTTAATATAGGTGATAATAATATATACTTAGGAACTGATGATGATTTATTAGAGCCAGCTGTAAAGGGTGATACTTTGCATGATTTATTGGATGAACTAATACAACTAATTGAACAACAAGTATTTTTAACACCATCCGGTCCATCTGCAACTGGACCTGTAAATCTACCATCATTCACCTCATTAAGGAATAAATTGGAAACTATGAAAAGTGCTAATATTCAATTAAAATAATGGAAAAGAGTGTAAATGAAATAATCAGTAATACGAATAGTCTAAACAAACTAACATCAAACATATTGGATAGTGTTGGAATCTCATTTGATTCTACTACATCCAGAGGTGGTGGGAGCCGTGTTTTATCATATCCTGAAATTATAACTAAAAATGAATTAGCACCAATTGGTGGAGAGGTTGGTTATTATGGTTGGAGCGATGAAGAGGGTGTGTTTACTATTAATTATGATACCCCCACAAACACCAATATTAGTTTGGAAACTAACAATAGTTCTAATACTAAATCTGATTCCAATACCAACACACAATCTAATACGAATACGCAATCTAATACGAATACGCAATCTAATTCTAATAACGATTCAACTGATGGATTAAATTTACCAAACGTACCTGATTTACCAAACGTACCTGATTTACCAAATGTGCCTGATATCTCACTTCCAGAAATACCAGCTATACCAGCTATTCCAAAATTTAGAAAGCCAAAAAAAACACCAAGGAAAAAATCAGGTGAAAGTAAAAAAGAAAAAGCTAGAAAGAAAGATGCTGTTTCTAAAAAAGGTGGATTACCAACATTAACAATACCAGCACCACCAACCCCACCATCTATACCAAAACCACCAACTCCACCATCGGCTCCATCAAAGCCTGAATTTTAATAAATATAATAGATTATGTCTTGGGCTATTTTTAAAAATAATATTATTTCTAAATCAGTTGACACGATGGATGATATTGATGTTGTTGCAAATTTGTGGGCAAAGGAATATGATGCTGCAGTAAAGCGTGGTAATGATTCGGTTAATTTTGTAAATGTTCAAACTGGTAATGTACCATTAATGGAAAAGTTTTTTAAAGTTGCCTTGCAAATTGGATTAACTCAAAATACACCAACATATAGTTTAGTTACTCAAATGGGACAGGGTGTACTTGCATATTGGAGTAATGCAATTTTAAACCCATTAAAGATACCACTTATACCAGCACCAGGTAGTGTTTCGAATGTAAGTGTAATTCTTAATCAATGTTATATTCCGGGTGTATGGGCTCCTCAAAGACCTATTAAACCTACTGATAATGTTGAGATTATAGTTAACCAATTTATTTCAGCAGCAACTAAGCACTTAACTACAATTGGTGGTACTATTCAAACTATATCTATGTATCCGGGTGTACCACCTTTTGCTGCACCTGGTATTATTGCTTGGAGTGGATATACGGTACCACCAGCCGGACCAGGTATATCTGCGGCAGCTAGTGCTAAATTAAGTATACCTGCTAATTTTACATTAACAGAAGCAGAAGTTGAGGTTTATACTCAAAAATTAAATACATCTAAATCACAGCTTGAAAATACAAATGACCCCACTGCTGTATCTACTGTAAGTGAATATATTAAAAAGTTAGAAGATGAAATCGAAAATGGTAAAGTTTCAGCTGATACTGAATTAACAAAAGAAGATATACTGGCATTAGAATTAGATTCACCACCAGAACTTCAAAGTATTTTAGGTAGACGTATTGTGGAAATGGCCGAAAAAGATATTGGTATAACTGAAACTAATTTTAAGAATTATGGGGGTACAAACTCAAATTACCCAAACACAATTCCATATAGAAATTACTCTACCGGTCGTATCGATGTTATGCATAATAAACTAAATGGTAATAATTGGAATGTTGATACCGGTCTATATGGTGATGATAAAGCCGGATGGCCATGGTGTGCAGCTGCAGTTTCAGCCTGGTGGAGGCAAGCTGGTTGCTTTCCGTTAAAATCACTTAATGGTGGTAAATCTTTTAATGGTAGTGCAGGATGTGATGCATGGATGAATTGGGCCAAATCTAATGGTAGATGGAGTGGGTTACCTGTAATTGGTGCAGCTGTTTTATATGGTAGTTCAAGTGATGCAACTCACATTGGTATAGTTGCTGCTATAACTGAAGATGGCAAGATAACAACCATTGAGGGAAATACATCAAAAGCTGGGTTCGAACGTAATGGTGGAGGTTGTTATTCAAAACTGGCAGCAACAAATAGAATTGTTGGATATGTAATTCCACCGGATTTTCCTGGCCAATAGCATCAGAACCAACACCATCAGAACCGTAATATGAATATGATGATGACGGGTTTAGAATTATAAACGATGTTGATTAATATTGATTATACTCCATAAAAACGAAAATACTTAATTTAAATATTTATAAGGAGAGTAATATAAAAGATAATAAAATGAATACCGATAAATTAGTAAAAGCGATTCAAATTATTGTAGAGAGTGAGATTAAATCAGTTCTACCAAAGTTGGTAAAAGAGGGTGTAAAGAAAGAGATGGCTAAGTTGTTGAAAGAAAACAAACAACTTAGAGAGGCTCTAAAACCAACTAAGGCGGTAGTTCCATCTCAACCTACATTTATGGATGAGCCAATAGCTGAAACAATACAACCTACTCAACCACAAAAGGTATTGAGTAAGAATCCTATATTAAACCAAGTACTACAACAAACACAACCACTTAGTTTAAGTGAGAATACAACTAAGAGTGTATTAGATAATGTACGACCACCTGCTTATGCTGGCGCGCCAACTGAAGTAACTGAAAGAACGATGGAGTTTGGAACACAAAGTACTCATACATTGGGTGCTCAAAGTATAGCAGATAAAATGGGTTATGGTGATATGCAACCTGTTGGTAAAAAGCAAGGATTGGGTGTAAGTACTGGATTAGCTGGATTAGATAGAATTTTAAATAGAGATAACTCTGAGTTAATAAAAGCTTGGGATAAATCAAAAGGTCCTTGGAGACCGGGAATGTAAATAAATTATGGCAGTTGAATTAGGTTCAAAGATAGTAAAAGATACAAAATCGTTTAATGATTATGCGATTGGTATATCTTTGCCTATTCAAATAACCAATACTGCATTTGAGCAAACATTCCAAACATCAGAGCAGGTAAAATCAAATATAAAAAACCTACTACTAACAAAAAGAGGTGAAAGAATATTACAACCTGAATTTGGTAGTGGATTGCAGGAATTATTATTTGAACCAAACGTTGATGATTTTGAGGGTAGAATTGAAGATACTATAAATGAAAGTTTGGAACAATGGTTACCATATGTAACCGCTGAAGAAATTGTAGTTGATTCATCTGATACATTACGAGATAATAATAGAATAAATGTTTCAGTTAAATTTAGAATTGGTGATAATGCTGATTTAAACGAAGTAACATTTACAGCACAGGGATAACAATATGGCTATAACAAAAACAAATAAAAACTTTAAGAATAGAGGTAAAGATATAAAATACCTTAATAAAGATTTTGCTCAATATAGAGGAAATCTAATTGAGTTTGCTAAAACATATTTCCCAAAAACCTATTCTGATTTTAATGAATCATCGCCAGGTATGATGTTTATAGAAATGGCATCTTATATTGGTGATTCCCTTTCATATTACATTGATGATACACTTAAAGAATCTTTAATGGTTCATGCCGAAGATATTGAGAATGTAATTGCACTTTCACAATATTTAGGATACCAACCAAAGGTAACATCACCTGCTATTACTACGTTATCCATTTATCAATTAGTTCCATCTATTGGTGTGGCTGGTAGTAATACATATGATGAAACATACCTGCTTAGGATTAAACAAGGTATGCAAGTTTCGGATGGGGATGGTAACACATTTTTAACGAGAGATGTTGTTGATTTTTCGGATGATACTGATAGAGAAATAACGATATACGAAACCGATAGTGTAAATGGTGAAACTACATTTTATTTAGTAAAAAAATATGTACAAGCTATATCTGCTCAAATAGAAACTAAAGAATTTGAATTTGGTTCTTATGAATCATTTCAAACTATTGAGCTATCAGAAACAAATGTAATTGATATCTATGATGTAAGAGATTCAAATGGAAATAAATGGTATGAGGTTCCTTATTTAGGGCAAGAGATGGTATTTGAAGATTATCCAAATACTGAAACAAATGACCCGGACTTATATCAGTTTAAAACAACCGTACCATATATTCTTAAAACGATTAAAACACCTCGTAGGTTTGTTAAAAAAGTAAACGGAGATAGTACTACTACTATCCAATTTGGAGCTGGAGACCCAACTGCTAATGATGAACAACTGATTCCTAACTTAAAAAATGTTGGATTGGGTTTACCTAATTCAATTAGTAAGTTAAATGAATCATTTGACCCAACCAACTTTTTGAAAACAAAAACATATGGAACATCACCATCCAATACAACTATAACTGTTAAATATTTAGTTGGTGGTGGTATATCATCCAATGTGGCAAAGGGTACGTTAGTTAAAATAAACTCAATTGAGTTTGAAGAAGATACTCAATTACTAAACGATAACTCAGTAGCATTATATAACGCAACTAAGAATTCAGTAGCAGTTGATAATGAAGTTCCTGCAACTGGTGGTAAAGGTGGTGATACTATTGATGAGATTAGAGAAAATGCATTGGCAAACTTTGGTTCTCAGAATAGAGCAGTAACTACAAAAGATTATCAAATAAGAGTATTATCAATGCCAACCAAATATGGTTCAATTGCAAAGGCTTACGCTACGGCTGATGGTACGTTGGATAATAACTCACCATCATCGATTTTAAGTTCCCCAAAAGCTCTGCAAGAGTTTACTGATTTGGTAATGGGGTTCGTTGAAAAGCCTGATAGTGAGGAGCCTGATAGAAAATCAGTTCGACAAGAACTTCAAAAATTCTTAATTGG